GTAAAACTGAAGTAAAACTGGCCGGTGGCGAGCCAGTTACTCCCCGCACCGGGCATTTTACCAGTGCAGTGCGGGCACCCACGCGGCGGCCGGTGTTGGCAAGGAAACTTGCTGACATCCTTGGCCTCACCGCGTGGCGAGATCAGCGACAGCTTTTGGCTGCCGTCGCTGAAGGAGCCGCCGCGTTCACAGCAGCAACCGTGGATGAGGAGGGTGTGGTCGACGTGGTACCAGAGGTGGGATTTTGGGAGTCTTTGAGACAGCGCGTGGACGTTAGGCTTGCTGAGCGCAAGCACAACGTGCGCCACCGGGCATCTAACCGGTTTGGCAAGCGTGTGGTCATCGTTAAGAAGCTCGTTGCGACATTGAAATTTGAGACGCACGGGTTTGACAACAGCATTAACGATCAGAAGGCTCTTATGATTGCTGCCAAGGGTGTCGTGGAGCGTGCCGTGAAAGAGGGGTCACTCGGCATTCGACCGGAGGAGAGTAATTGGTACAAGGTAGCTTGCGTGGCCTTGTATCGCTCGCGTGATGAGGACGATGAACTACTTGAGAAATTAGGTGGGTTCATGGCCGTACCGCGCAAGTAGGGGTGCCTCGTGCAGATGGAAGCGAGAACAACAACAAACCCAGATTATGTATTTGGGTCTAAGGTGTTCAAAGGGATACGCGTCCAACCGCATGTGGGAGCCCCCCCAGCACGAACTCGAAGTATGGTAATTGCCTCCTCTACTTCGAGCCGTATTGATTTTGGAGCGCATAACAATGACCTTCCCAATCTACTGCGGGCCTTGAACGAGCGTGTTTTCAACGTTCAGGGCAATGATGGATTGGAACCGACGCCCCAGCCAGAAAAGGGGGCGTGGAAGGCACTTGGCCACGTTGCCGTACGTATCGCGAAAAGGGTTTCCTCCCTACCGTTAGAATGTTTCACCTGCCAGCAATTCGTTGCTCAGTGTGCTGCTAACAAGAGGGCTCTCTACACGCGTGCTGCGTATGAATTCGAGACCAGGGGTTGGGTGACTAAGGATGCTCGGATCAAGGCTTTCGTGAAATTTGAGAAATTGAATTTTACGAAAAAGTGTGATCCGGCTCCCCGCGTAATACAGCCAAGGTCACCTGTGTACAATATCGCCTTAGGGCGTTATACCCGTCGTGTTGAGCATGAGCTGTATCGTGCCTTGGCCGAGGAATGGGGGGAGGATGGTGGCCATGTAGTTATGAAAGGGCTAACCGTTGAACAAGTAGCCACAGAGCTGCGGCGCAAATGGGACAAATTTAAATCACCCATCGCCGTTTCAATCGACGCAAGTCGGTTTGACCAACATGTAAGTGTTGGAGCATTGAAGTGGGAGCACAGTATCTACAAACGTTTGTTCGGTTATAGTCCTGAGCTATGTAGCTTATTATCGATTCAATTGCGGAATGAGGGTTTTGCCTATGTTGACGGGGTGAAAGTCTCATATCGTGTGGACGGAACTAGGGCCAGTGGGGACATGAACACGTCCCTCGGCAACTGCTTGATAATGTGCAGCCTAGTTAGGGAATACGTAAGGGATTTGGGCATAAGTGCTGAGCTAGCCAACAATGGGGATGACTGTGTCATCTTCATGGAGGCGGCCGACTTTCACAAGTTGGACGGCATGGTGCCCTGGTTTCTTAAGTATGGGTTTGAAATGGGGGTTGACAAGATAGCAGAGGTGTTTGAGGAAGTCGAGTTTTGCCAGACACAGCCTGTGTACACACACAACGGCTGGGTTATGGTTCGCCAGCCAGAAGTGGCCCTAGGCAAGGACGCCCTAGGATTGGGCGTTAAAAACGAGGCAGAATTTCGCCAGTGGTGCTATCAAGTCGGGGTTGGGGGTCATGCTTTATACGGGGATATGCCAATTTACGGAGCGTTGTACAATATGTACCAGCGCTGCGGCACCCAGAGTAAGTGTGACAATAGCCTCCTATTTTCGGATTCTGGGTTCATGCGTATGTCCAAGCACCCACGGGTGCGCGGATCCGATCAATTGGAGCCGAGTGGAGCTACACGGGTGTCTTTTTTCAAGGCATTCGGCATTGCG